ACGACGAGTGCCAAACAACGCCTAAGGGAACTCCAAAAGACCCTGACCGAGATGGCTTTGGCTGGGGAATCCGGGACCAAGGCTTTCAAGCAAATGGAGGCCGAGGCAGGGAAACTTAAGGACCAAATCGGGGATACCTCGCAGCGGATTAAGAACCTCGCCTCCGACACACGGAACATCGACACCTTCGTGTCAGCCGTGCAGGGCATTACCGCTGGATTCCAAATCGCACAAGGTGCAGCAGCGTTGTTCGGCTCCGAGAACGAGGACTTGCAGAAAGCGTTGCTCAAAGTGCAAGGGGCGATGGCTTTGGCAAACGGGGTGCAACAAGTAGCCAACCTGCTCAACAAGGATAGCATCCTAATCACCCAAGGGCAGACCGCAGCACAGGCCCTCTACGCAACTGCAGTCGGTGCGAGTACGGGGGCGATGAAGGCGTTCCGAATCGCACTCCTTGCAACGGGTATCGGTGCAGCAGTCGCAGCCGTAGGGCTACTCATCGCCAAGTGGGACGAACTGACCGCAGCGGTTCGCAGGTTCCTGAATCTACCCGACCCGGCCATCGCAGCGAAGGCGAGGGAGCAGGCTGCCCTTCGTGAAGAAGCAGCCCTCTCCAATTACCGGGATGCATACGAAGCCCACACGAACGCCCAAATCGCAGCAGACCAAAAGAGGGAGGCACAACTCAAGGAACGCCAACGCAAGGAAGCAGAAGCCACCCAGAAGCGTTTGGAGCGGTTAAGGGAGGAAAACAACGCCATCATCAAGTTCGTAGAGGACTTGAATCTGCAACTCTACGAAATGGAGTTGGATAGGTTGAGCCAGCAGGAGCAACTGCAAGTCAAGGCTATGCAAGCCGAAGCACAAAGGCGGATGCAGGTGGACACGGCTGACGCAAAGTCGAAGATGGGCCAAGCCCAGCGTGAGGAAGACCTCGCAGGGCTGCGTGAGAAATACGTTGGTCAGTCCTTTGCAGTTATTAACGACATCATTATCGCATCGGCAGGAAAGAGCGAGGCAGCACAAAAGAGGGCTTTCAATGTCGCAAAGGCTGCATCCATAGCCCAAGCCATCGTGAACACCTACCTTGCCGTCAGTTCGGCACTCGCTTTGAAGCCAACCGAATCCGTATTCCCCGGTCAGCGGTTTGTTGAGGCAGGTCTTGCCCTTGCTGCTGGTCTTGCGAATGTTGCCAAGATTAAGGCTCAACAATTCCAAGGCGGTGCAGGTGCAGGCTCACCCGGTGCAGACGTAACGGGCGCAGGAGCAAGCGTAGCACCACCTCCAATCTTTGCGAACCCACAAACGACCAACCTCGGCACGGGCGAACTCTCGGCAGGCCAAGGCCAAGGAACGCAACCGATGCGAGCCTATGTCGTTGAGAGGGACATCACCCAAAGCACTCGCAGGGTTCGGAGGTTGGAGGAATTTGCAACTCTTGGAGCCTAACCACATCTACCACTATGGAACTACCCATTTACAGGATGACCGTGGACGAGGTGGATGAAGGGGTCCAATTCGTGGCCCTGACCGATATGCCAGCGATTGAACGTCCATTCCAAGCCTTCAGCCAAGCCAAGCAGAAGTTCACCGAAACAGGCGAACGGAGGGTCCTCACCGGGCCGTTAATGCTTGCAGATACTCCCATCTTCAGGAAGGACGAAACTTATGGCGAATACTATGTCGTCTTTGACAAAGCCACCATCCGCAAAATCGTGCAGAAGTACTTTAAGCAAGGAAACCAGCACAACGTGAACGCTTACCACAATGCCGAACTGGATGGCGTGTTCATGTTCGAGAGTTACATTACCGACTCCGAGCGTGGCGTGATGCCACCGAAAGGATATGAGGACACACCCGATGGATCTTGGTTTGGATCCTTCAAAGTTGAGAACGACGAGGTGTGGGACAACCGCAACTTGTTCCGGGGTTTCAGCGTTGAGGGCCTGTTCGGGATGGACAAGACCGAATCCGAACTGGAGGTCGCACTCGCTGGCCTCGCTGACGAATTAACCGCTTTTTTGCAACAATTAACCCCCACCTACAAATCCAATCAACTATGAACCTGAAAAACGCAATCGAATCCCTGCGGACTGAACTCCGCAAATTCAGCACCCAAAAGCAGTCCTTTGCTGACTACAAGTTGACCGATGGCACGGTTGTCCGTGTGGATGGCGACCTCGTTGCCGGAACTGCCGTTTATGTCGTTGCCGAGGACGGCACTCTCCCTGCCCCCGATGGCGAACACGTCGTTGAAGGCGTTGGCACGATCAAGACCGAAGGAGGCAAAATCGTCGAGGTTATCGCTGCCGAAGTACCAGTCGCTGCCCAAGAGGTCGAGGTTGAAGTGGCTCCCGAAGAACCCGAAGCCCCCGAAATGCCCGAAGCACCAATCGCTATGACTCCTGATATGGTCGAGGCCATCGTAGCCAAGCACCTCGGAGCCATCATGGACGAACTCAAGGCAGCCTACGCTGAAATGGGCAAAATGAAAGAGAAAATGTCTGCCTTCGCATCGCAGGTTGAAACCATGGCCGACATCGTTGAGAAGGTTTCCGAACTCCCAGCCGAAGCCCCCAAAGCCAGCGGTTCAGCAATCGTTGAGCAGCGTAAGGCCCAAGCCTCGCAGAACTTCAACGCTCTCGCACAAGCACTTCAATCACTCAAATCCAAAAACTAAACCCCTAAACCCCCAATAAAATGGCTTATTCCTTTGGCAATCTAACTGCCTACACCGACCAAGAGAGGCTTCCTCTCATCACCAAAGCCGTATTCTCGGCCAAGTCAGCATCTTTGTTCACCAAGCAAGTTGGTATCAAGTTTGCTTCTGCGTTAAACCTCATGGACACCGATGCAGTTCTGCAAAGCGGTGATGCTTGCGGTTACACAAGTTCAGGCACAACTACATTCAGTCAGCGTGTTTTGACCGTTGGCCGTATGAAAGTGATGGAAACTTTGTGTCCTCGCTCTTTGGAGCAGTACTGGATGCAGACCCAGTTGACCCAAGGTTCAATGTACGATGGCGTTCCTTTCGAGCAGGCTTTCGCTGAACAAAAAGCCCTTCGCATTGCCGAGGCGTTGGAAACTGCAATTTGGCAGGGTAACGCTTACTTCAGCGGCGTTAACCAGTTGTTGAACGCTGCTTCAGGTTCTACCGTCTTGGCAAACGCTTCCAGCACAACTTGGACTCCTGTTTCTGCTTCCGTTGGAATCACCGCAACGAACATCATCGGAATCTTTGACAAGATTTACAACGACATTCCGCAGGCCATTCTAACGAAGCAAGACCTCGTTATCTTCTGCGGTTGGAACAACTACCGCACCTTGGTTCAAGCCTTCAAGCAAGGAACGACCACAGGCGGTTTGGCGGTATTGTACAACCAAGTTGACCTCGCAAGCCTTGCCAATGGCGAGTTTGTTTATCCCGGCACAAACGTCCGTGTAATTGCAGTTCCCGGCTTGACCAACACCAACCGCATCGTCTGCACATACCTCGGCAACCTGTTCTACGGAACCGACCTTTTGTCCGATGAGGAGCAGTTCTCGATTTTTTATGCACGCGAAAACGATGAAGTACGGAGTATCGCAGCCTTCAAATGCGGCGTGCAAACAGCGTATCCAGACTTGGTCGTTGACTTCCGATTGGCCTAATGTGTAGGGGGGAGGGCAACCTCCCCCTACTTTTTGTTCCTTGAAACTTAAACCCCAAATACACATATGTCCTGCGCACTAACAACTGGTTACACACTCGGCTGCCGTGATTCAGTCGGTGGCATCAAAACAATTTACGTCCAAGGCTGGAATGCTACGGGAACCGTTAACACCAATGGCTCCGGTACTGTTACAGGCTTCACAGGTTTCTCTTCGGGTTTCTACGAGTACGACTTGACCAAGGCCACTTCGTCCATGACGGAAACGCTGAACGCAAGCATCGAGAACGGCTCGGTATTCTACACCCCCGAAGTAACCTTCACCATCAACAAACTGCAAGTCGCAGTACGCAACGAACTCCGTCTGCTTGCTCGCAACCGCTTGCTGGTCATCGTCCAAGACAACAACAACCGTTACTGGTTGTTAGGCTCTGCCAACGGCTTGGAAGCAACTGCTGGAACCGCTGGAACTGGTACTGCCTTCGGCGACCGAAGTGGCTACGAAATGACGCTGACCGGGATGGAACCTGACCCGATGCTTTTGATTGCGTCAACAACTTTTACACCGTTGGCCACACAAATCGTAGGTTCGTAGTATCTTCGCATCAGGTTTTCATCATCTGAGGTTTGGGAGGGCAGTCAGCAATGGCTGCCCTTCTTATTTTTACGGCCATGAAGATTTGCATTGTCTATAACGCTCACCCAACCGGGTGCAGTTTCTATCGGTTAGAAATGCCGAACGCTTACCTTGGCGACAACTACCCGGAGTTTGACTATGTCTGCGTTGAGAATATCACGACCATCAGCGACGAGGGACTTCGTTCAATAGACCTGTTCCTGTTTAGTCGTTTGTGGTGTCAAGGAACCATGGAGCAGGTGGAGAATGTTTACAAGGCCCTGACTCAATACGGGGCAAAAGTCATCCTTGACTTGGACGATTACTGGGTGCTGGAATCGGGCCACATCATGTACCGGCATTATCACGAAACCAAACTCGCAGAGGTCATCCGTAAGCACATCAAATTGGCTGATTGGGTTACCTGTACCACCGAGCATCTTGCCTCTCGCATACGGCCTCTAAATGCGAATGTGAGCATATTGCAGAACGAACCTTACGAGGCGTATCAGCAATTCATTCCCAACCCCGAAGAAGAACCAGACAAACACTTAGTGAAGTTCGGTTGGTTCGGTGGTGCGCAACACGGAGAGGACATGGAACTGCTCCGGGAAGGGATGCAGAAACTACGCTGGGACGCAAACTTGGATGGCAAGTACCGCCTCTACTTGGGAGGATGGAACGACAACAACCCTGTTTACGAAGGCTACGAGAAAATCATCAGCGACCAAGGGAATAACCCGAACTACGGCCGCATTCAGGCTGCTGACATCTATTCCTACGTCGGAGGCTACAACTTCGTGAACGTAACCCTTGCACCTTTGCG